ATCTTTTGCCTTTGCCCATCCTCCTGAGCCAGGGGTTCTAGAAAATTTATATCCGGTCCAGGATTCCCAGGCCTTTGCTATGGTACGCTCGAACCTGCTTCCTTTGTTTCTACTGTTCTTTCTCATGGTTTTGATAGTGTTTAATACCAATAGTCATTAGTGGTATTGTGAAAGGCCCCTTTCTCTGGTCACAGTAAGCACCCTGGCATTGGGTATTGGGAGTGATTCCTGATGTGATATAAGGTATAAAGTTTTATCCTTATATATTTTCCTGATAAGGCCGATTACAAGGTCTACATACTCTGAACTTAGGTTCTCAAATACTTCATCCAAGAAAGCAATGTTAATCCCCTTAGCCTTGGTCATGACTTCATTCATAGCAAATGCCATAGCTAAATTAACTAATTGCTTTTGACCACCTGAAAGCTCTTCATAAGATACCTCTATGCCATCCATAATTATCTGGGTGTTGAAGTCCTTCTTTACACCCTGGATATCTACATAGAACAGTATACTAAACCCAAGTACCTCTGAATATGATTCCAATGTCTCGTTCAATATATCCAAAGAGCTTTCAAATAGGAAGGCTTTTATACCCCTATTCCCAAGGGGGTCATCCATTACCCATTTGTAGTTATCTACTTTAGACCTCTTCTCCTCCATTTCACTCTCTATAGCCTGAAGTTTATCTGATAGAGTTGATAGCTGAGTCTTATATTTCTTGATTAGGCCCATATTAACACCGGTTTTCTTTTCAGACAAAAGCTTCTTTATCTCGGCCTTAGTTAAGTCAATATCCCTCTGAACTTTGTTTGCCTCATATTCTTGGTCCCTAAGTTCTTCTAACTTATCCCTGTAGTTGGAGATTTTGTCCGCCAGTTTAGAACATTTATCTTGTAACCTTTCTATATCTCCAAAGGCTTTCTTTACCTCCATTAGACGTTTCAAAGAGTTCTTAATATCACCTCTCTTTAGTAACTTTATAATTACACCAATAAACTCTTCTAGAGATACCCTGGTCTTCTTCTTGGCATCATTTATCTTATTGAGTAACTCCTTTTGATTGTCCCGGGCTTCCTGAAGTCTCTGTTCTATACGGTTCTTATGAGTTACTGTCTCCTTAAGCTCGTTCTCTTTTTTGGCCTTAGCTAGCAACGATAACTTCTTTTCCAAAACCTTTACTCTTGAAGATAGGTCATTCTTTACATGGTTGGCCTGCTTCTTCAAGTCATCAAGCATTCGCTGAATAGATTGCTTCTTTTCTTTGCTTGATGAGTACTTCTGGCTTATTTCATTGTACTCTCTCAAAGCTTCTGTATAGTAGCCCTTTGCAATATCTCTTGCCTTGGATATGTATTCCAACTCAAAAATCTCCTCAAACAAGTCTTTCTTGTCTGAAGAGGATTCTTGTATCAGTCTTTTCATACCTTGACCGAATAGTATAGAATTCATAAAAAGGCTATAAGACATACCCAAATCAGCGTTTATAAGCGCCTGTATCTCCCCCTTATTCTTTTCAGATACTTCAACAGCATCTATCTCATATATGAGTCTATCTTTACCCTTAGCTCCATTTACCTCACCTTTATATTTAAGGCATCGAGTTATCTTATGGGTCTTTCCATCCTTACCAAAGTATATCTCTACTTTAGTACCGTTATAATTCTTAAGTCTGTATTTCTCCCAAGTATTTACATCTGATTTACCTTTTAGATTCTTACCATAAGCACCCCACACCAGAGCTGATAAGATTGTAGTCTTACCTTCCCCTGTAGCCCCTCTGATTACAGTTATACCCTTTGAACCCAGATTTAATTCAAGGTAAGGTATAGAACAGAAGCCCTCTATGATTATATTTCCAAACTGTATCATTCTGCCTCCTTTATTACCTTTAATAATGTGGCCTTCTTTTCTTTGTCTTTTATGCCCTTGGCTTTCATATATCGGCGTACCATAGATTTCTTAGTAAGTTCCCGAGTTATTTGCGGGGTATCTTCCACCGCCACAACCCGAGACTTGCTAGCAACGACAGTATAATAATTGCCGTCATCTTTAATTTCATCCTCTGATGATACATCCACAAATTTAGGAAAGCCTTTGAATGGCTTGAATTCCATGGAGAAGTCTTCATATATCTTCCAATATCCAAGTTTACAATTACGGTCAGTTCTTCTTTGTTGTAAAGGAGCTCCTACCATGTATATCTTTTTCCCCAACCTTTGAGGCTTATGTATATGGCCTATCAATACTAATTTGAACTTTGACAGTAGATTTACGTTCAGATTCTCTACTGTTCCAACTTCAGTGTTATCGGTATCTTTAGCTCCCGGATAGTCAGTATGTAATAATAGGATTGTAGGCTTTAACATAGCCTCCTTCATCTGAGCCTTTATCAAAGTATCTAATCCTTTGTTATGGTCTAAGTAAGGTATTCCTACTACTCTGAACTTATCGAACTCATGATATGAAAAGTCTAGATTGTGTAAGAATGAGTATCGATTGCAAAGATTTGCCCAATGAGACGGTGACCTCCTGTCTATAGAGTTACTTTTCTGAAGGTCATGGTTTCCAGATATACCATATATGTTAAATTCTTCGCACCTATTTAATTCTTCGAACTTCTCGATTATAATTTCCTCCAGTGAAGTACTTATATATTCTGGACGGTGCATAAAATCCCCCGAAAAGAATGCCGGGCATTTATACTTGATACATAAGTCCTTAATCAAATAGAGGACCCTGAAAATACTTAGGGTCCTCTTGTTTTCTTCATTGAACTTGGAGTACTCTCCCAAGTGCAAATCAGAGAATGCTATTCCTATCACCTTCATAACTGAAGAAATTTCCTGATTAGGTGTTTTCTCTTTTCGTAATTCATCTCATCCAAGATGAGAACCTTTACCTTGTAACCCATGATTTCCAAAGTACCAGTACTCGGTATTCCATTCACTGCTTGCATTACTTTGGAATCTGGCTTATACCCCCACAGGTCAAGTAATCCATACATAACCTGAGAAACTTGGAACTGATAGTACTTTGATAGTACTCGTTTCCCGTTATCCTCGGTTACCCAGTCCTTAAAAAAGCTTGAGGAGAATGGTATGAATATCAAGTGAGTACACTGTTGACCAAGTAGCATTTTGCATAAGTCTATAGCATGGTCCAGGTCACACTCTGCCAACCTATGAGATAACTTGTTGATGAAGTATGCTGCAGAGTCAAAGTATGACCTGTCAGTTACAAAGTTATCCTCCCCTCGAAAGGCTTGGTTACGAAGATTGAGTACCTGCATATCCTGCATGAATACTGTCTTTGCATCCTGCTGAATCATGTCAGCGTGGGGCATGTCTTTTGTTTCTGGTACCAGGTCAGAGTATGAACCAGATATAAAGGGTATCTTCAACATTTCCGATACTTCCTTTGCAATGGTTGTTTTCCCTACCCCAGAAACACCTGTAAACATAATTTGATATTTACCGTTGTACATACGTTTGTAGTTTTTTGAAAGGTTCCAAAAAGTCAGGTATCTTAAATGACCTCAGATTGAACTTATCGAGTACCATGAATAACCTATCTTTCCTTATATTATTAGTACATCCTTTTACCCAAGGGACTTTCTTTATCGGGTATAGAGTTAAAGCAGCTTTCAAATCTATAAGAGGCTTGTTCTTCTTATATAACTCTTCTAGCTGGTCCCTTTCTATGCCCTTAAACTCTGCTCCTCTTGCATCTATGAAGTCAGCTATACTCCCGAATTGGTTCAGGAAAGCTTTGGTCTTCACTTCACCCATACCGTAGTAACCCGGGATATCATCAGACTTATCTCCATTAAGTATTAGGTAATCAACGCATTCCTCAGCAGAATAACCCATAATCTCCTTGCAGGTTTGATTGTGGATTAGTGTCTCTTTGTTGGGATTGAATATCTTCACTCGTTTGTCGAGTAATTGACAGAAGTCCTTGTCTGAAGATATTATGAGAGATTTACCTGGGTGGTTTATAGCCAGCCAGGCAATGTAGTCATCTGATTCATGTCCTAACCCTTTCTTATCTATAATCATCTGAACCCCGAGTAGTCTTAAAATCCTTCTCAACAGAGCTAACTGTTTATTGAAGTCTTCATAATCCATACTTATCTTACTCCGGTGAGCTTTGTAACCTTCAAGTAATTCATTACGGAAGTTAGACTCTTTACTCTTCTGAGTGTCAAATGTTATTACCACGTGACTCGGTTTAAACCTTACGAGGTATGAACCAAGGATTCTTAAGAACCCATATACTAATCCGGTACCAGCTCCGTTATTAGCTTTAAGATTCTTAAACTTATGGTATGAACGGTGAGCAAGGTTACTCCCGTCCACTACCATAAGCATCCTCGGCTTTCTACCCCTCGTCCGGGATGTATTCGTCTTCTTCTGCATCATCAGATTCTATTTGAGATTCATAGTCTAAGTCTGCATCAACAGGGAACATATTTCGTGCAATCTTCTTTATCTTGCGTTTTGTTGTTCCTATAGTATTTATGCCTGCAGCCTTAAGAAGCTTCTTTCGGAGGTCAGCATCTTCTTCAATCAACTTGTGGAAGGCATCCTCTCCCCGACATAACTTACTTCCCTCGAACATGTATGTTCCACCTCCGAGTTTTTCAATTACACCCGCATCTTCCAGCGACTCTTCCAACCAGAAATATCTATCAAACCCTACCTCGTGATATTTGGGATTGAAGTATATTGGGGCCTTTGATATGGTCTCTCGAGGAGGAGATACCTTATTCTTTTTCATCTGGACAGTTACATATTTACCTGCCCGTCTTTCTTTACCCTTGTACTTAATCTTCAGAGTCTTACCTGAATAGAAAGCCAACCGTATTGAAGCATAGAACTTGAGGGCTGCACCTCCTGGAGTAGTACTTGTATCTTGACCGAAGCCTGCTCCCAGTTTACTACGTAATTGGTTGATACATACCATAGTTACTCCCAACCGATAAAACAGCTCATTCCGGATTCGGAACATCTTGTATATCTGTTTTGCTCGGTTACCCATTTCGGCTTTACCATCAGCCATCTTAGCGTCTATGGCTTCTATTGAATCCAGAGCTGCTATAGAGTCTATCACAACGATAATAGGTTCGTTGTTGGTTAGTTTTGACCTCCAATATATTGCCAAATCTGCTATAGCATCAGATATGGTTTCTATTCGGGTGTCATTAAGTACTGTTACCCTTTCAGGGTCCAGACCGTTCTCTTCAGCCCATGAGTTCATCCAGGCTTGTTCTGCATCCACCCAAATTACATGACCCCCGAGTTGCTGAGTTGCATACGCAAAGTTGTATGCTATCAGGGATTTACCCGATGATTCCTCTCCCATGATTTCAATTATCTTACCGAATGGTACACCACCACCCATCTGATAGTTGAGAGCAAAGAAGGTTGAAGGAATCCACAACCCATGATGATTTATGGTACTGGCTTTGAATTGGAGAGATGACCCATATTTCTTGAGTATCTCGTTTTGTGTTGGTATTTTGAATTTACGACCTCCTGATTTTTTAGGAGCTCTTGCCTTTCGTGCCATACTTGTTATTTATTATATGAAAAGAGTGGGATATAAACTATACCCCACTCCTGCTTTAGGTATATATCCAGAGATTTTAGATATCACCCTTATATTTCTTTCCGTTTTTCTTCTTCTTGTCCGCTAGCTTGCTTTTAGAAGATTTCTTACGGGGAGCTTCATCTTCTTCATCGTCATCCCCACCTTCGTTAAGGAATGAAGCCAGCTTCTCCTCGAGTTCCTCGTAGGAAAGAATATTTGCACGGATTGCTTTCTCCAGGTCGACCTCTCCCCGATACTTCTTGTCCAGCTTGGTTTTCTGGCAGGGTGATACAGAATAACTGGTATCATTCTTACCAGAGCCTGTACGGGTAATCTTGACATCGTATCCTTCTACTGGGTCAGTCATATCACCCCAATCCTCTTCATCGAGGTAAAGGTCAATGATATCCTGATATACCGAACGGGGTACCATCATGGGTTTATCAACCCTGTCAGGGTCAATCTCCTTACCCTTGGTATCTTTGTAACCGAGTACCCCTATGAGATACTTTCTCTTCGGTACTAACTTCGAGGCCAGTGCCTTGTCATCTGGGTCATCGGAGTTCTTAAGCTCCTGGAACTTCTCCATGAAAGGACATGGCTCATCGAAAGTGGCCGGAGAAATGATACCTCCTTCTTTCGGTCCCAAGTAGAACTGGACAATCTCTATACCCAGTTCCTCGTCAGCACCCCGAGATTTGATACGTACTCGTGTAGTTCCCTCTTTCGGGTAGATAATACCCCCACCACTGCTTCGCTTTTCCAGTTCCTTTTTCCTGGCAAGCATCTTTTCCCGGGTAGTCATTACACTACCCTTTTTCTTCTTTTTCTCTTCTTTCATGGCTTTATTTATTGGTTTCTATGTAAAGTATCTCATTCAGAGATAATATAGTTGTTACCTGGTTAGGAAGGTCTACTACGTCTAGCTCTTTGCCGGCATATAATCCGTATGTAACTACCGCACCTACCTGAAGACCTGGGTAATCTATTTCTTGTTCGGGGGTCATGTAACTCATTTGAATTACTACTTTACGGGGTACTGTTTCCTTGTCATGCTCCTGAGGAATGTAAAGTCCCCCTTTGGTTTTGGTATCAGCCGTTACCATCGGTGATACGATAAGTACTCTACCACCTGTGGGGGTTCCATATCCCTCAAGTTTACTGTTCAAATACCTTGCTTCTTCTACCGAAATAAGGTTTAATTCTACTTTTGACATAGTTACTGTTGTTTACGTAAGTTTGCACTTATAGTTCTTAATATATTTTCTCTTGATTCGTATGCTTTACAGATACTAATGAACTTGCTTGCATTATACTCAGCCTTCATATACCTTTTCAAAGCCCCCTGATAGGCTTGGTTATTTTCAGCTTTATGTGCTGCAGCATCGTTGTTTATGTTACCTGACTCCTTGTAGTAAAGCCATGCCTTGCTATAAGCTTGGTCCTTGGCCTTTTCAAGTTTATCCCTTTTATATATAAGCCTATCCCTTACCATTACCAATAAAGCGTAATTGGATGGACTTCTACGTAAAGACTGATTGACCAGGTTCTCATCAATCATGAGTTCCTGGTCTAAATCAATCTCATAGGTTTTACCTTGAAACAGAATCTTCAGAGTATTTTTCTTAATCTGGGATAGACGTACTATGCCACCTTTTCCTTTCTCCATGAGTAATCCTTCTTAAAGTATTCAGGGAACTTCTTTGGGAACTCCTTGATGGATAAGTCTTTCCACTTACGGTGTTCTTCCAAATACTTCTCCACATTAAAATCGGGTTGAAGCATTTTTCTATAGTCATATCCAGGTATATATGGCAACTCCTCAGCCATCGAACGTCCGATAGTAAAGTCCATTGACATATCTACATCATTGATTTCAAATTTGAAATACTCTTTTGTACTTGGGTTACGGCAAGTCTCCCATATATTATGCACCGTGAATATATTTATATACTCTGGG